TCTCAGACAACACCCCCTCTCCCCCTCCCCCAACCCCCAACCACTGACCACTGAATACTGATCACCGATCACTGATCACCCCCTTGCATTACAATTACGTTACAAGTTGTAAATAGGGTATTGACACCTTTTACAACTTATGATAATATAGTCTTCATACCCAGCCGCTTCCCTCAGTTTGCCTGGCGGTTGGCACAAACCCGGCGACCACGGCCATCAACGAGAGCCGCGCCCCCCATGCCGACCGACCTCATCCGGCGCGTGGTGCAAGGGGCGCAAAACCCCAATTTTTGTGGAGGTAAATATGCTTTCCCCATCCGCTCCCACCGTACGGGAGCACCCAACCCCCATCCCCACCGAAGGGCTTTTCTGCCCCATGTGCAGCTCCCCGGTACAGGCCCGCGTTCCGAGCCCCGGCGCAACCGGCCTCGCCATCCAACTGGCCTGCCTCGATAGCAGAGACTGCGCCTGGACGGCCACCGTCGATGTAGCCTGGAAGGACATCCTGCCCGAACTCTCATTCGATCTGGGCGGTGCTGCGTGAAACAACGAAGCAAAGGTAAATTGGTCTGCGCCTGGTGTAATAAATTCATGGCCATCGTCTACGACTTCACCGGCGTCACCCACGGCTGCTGCGATGACTGCGCGCGCAAATTCAAAGACAAAAAAAACGGGCTTGCTCGCCAGGACGCCACCGCCCGGTTGCAAACCCGTTAGAAAATAGGTGACCTCTATGATACTCGCTCGCGCCACATTCCGCAACATCCTCATATCCAGTCAGAAACGCGGCCTCGGCCTGGCCTCGCCCTCCCCGGTCGACCGGGTCGAGCCGCGCGAACTGAGGCGGGCCTGGACCAGGCTCTGCCTCTTCGGCCAGGCCGATCCCTCGGATGGACTGGCCAACTGGCAGCCCGTTTACCTGCTCCATCAGTCCGGAGCAATCGCCGGCCTGGTCCGCCCGGCCTGGCGCGCCACACGGGGCCGCATCCGTTGGCACGCCATCATCGCCCTGGTCCGGGGCGATATCCTCCATCTTGATCCCCCAGCCTGCTACTATTACCCGAGCCCACCCATAGGCATCCGTCCCCGCCTCCTCAGCAACCGCGAACTACCCCCCGATCCACACGCCGGCCGCCGCATTTTCGCCGCCGTGCTCATCCGAGCGCTTCAAGATGTATTCGTCCCGGACCAGACCGCCACCCTCGAGGACCGTCTCGACGCCCTGACCTTCCTGGCGGATTATCAGGTGCAACAAAACGTCCTCGACATTTACGGCCACGATTTGGCCACCATTTTCAAGGAGTCACCTATGCCTGACCGTTTGCGCGCAAACACCATGTACGCGGAGGCTCATTCATGAATGACCCCGCCGGCTGGACCTGGACAGATGTTTTGGACCGGCTTCAGCACAAAATGACCAGAGCCGCGTTTGACACCTGGCTCACAAAAACCGTCGCCGAACGGTCAGACGACATACTGACCGTCTACACCACCAGCCCCCACGGCCGGGAATGGCTCGAAAACCGTCTCCGGCCCATCATCGAGGAAACCGTCACCGCCCTGGCCGGCGAACCGCTCAAAATCTACTTCGTCATCCGCGCCGCCGCCGAACACGTCAACGACCCCGGCCTCCCGCCTGCCCCGGCGCTCCCCCCATCATCGGAGCCGCCCCCCGCCCTCGACCTGCTCACCAGCAACGAAATCCTCAACACCGCCTGGCCGGAGCCAACCTACACCGTCCCCAACCTCCTCCCCGCCGGACTATCGATCCTGGCCGGCCACCCCAAAATCGGCAAAAGCTGGCTATGTCTGCAACTGGCGCGGTCCATCGCCCTGGGCGAGCCGCTAATGGGCGAGGACGTAGAGCAGGGGGGCGTGCTGTACCTGGCGCTGGAGGACTCTCCGATCAGACTCCAGACCCGCCTCCAGCGCCAATCCTGGCCCGCCGATCTCGCCAACGGCGAAATGCGCGTCATGCTCTACAACCAATTCGCCGAGCAGATCGGCGACCTCAACCACCCCGAAGGCTGCGCCGTCCTGGCCCGCTACATCGCCCACTACAAGCCCAAACTGGTCGTCATTGACACCTTATCCCGGGCCTTCGGCGGCGATCAAAACGTCGTCAACATCATGACGGATGCCCTGAGTCCGGTCCACGCCATGGCCCATACATATGGGTGCGCCGTCGTCCTGGTCGATCACCACACCAAAAAAACCACCAGCGCCGACGCCGTACATAATGTGCTTGGCAGCATCGCCAAAGGCGCAATTGCTGACACCCTGTTGGGCCTCTACCGCCAGCGGGGAGAAAGCTACGCCAGGCTACTGGTCACTGGCCGCGACATCGAAGACCGGTTACTCGCTATACGATACGATCCCGACGCCGGCCAGTGGCTCCTGGAGGGCGAGGCCGCCAGCATCGAAATCACCGCCAGGCGCGGCGAGGTCCTCGAAATCCTGGACGAGCTGGGCCGCTGCCGGCTCAGCGACATTCAGCAGATCAGCTCGCACGACCGCAGCAACCTCTTTCGTATTCTGAGAGACCTGGTGCAGGCCGGCCTGGTCGTCAAACGCGACACCGATGGCGCAAAACTCTACGAACTTGCACCGGAAGGGAGGGCTATGCTATAATAGACCCATCCCAAAAAAAACCGAAAAACCGAAGAGTTAGTTACCTTTTATTGTCGTTGATGACAACACAGTGACAACAGTGACAACAGTGACAACAGTGACAACAGTGACAACAAAAATCGCTGTTTTTCACCCGATTCCCGCCCGTTGACAACAATTATGTAAACAGTTAGCCATTTTGCGCCAAAAGGAGCGCCTATGGACCGTCTCAACCGTGAGCTGGCCCGCCTCATTGCCTGCGTCCGCAGCGCCGCCAAAAGCGACCCCGACCTCATCCACGTCGCCCGCCGGCAATCGCAGGGCCTGCACATCCAATTGGAATACTTCGATGGCTGGTACACCCTCACCCTCAGCCGCAAATCCGGCGCGCCGGGCTGCCTCGAAATCATGGCCTGTCGCGGCGCCTTCAACATCCCCGAAGCTGCCAACCAGCTCAGCGGCAAATGCTACGGCCAGGACGGGGCCGAAATCCGCTTCGTCCGCCTGCGCTGGCACGCCTACCGCCAGTCAAACCTATTGAATTTACTTACGGAGGAAAACAATGTCTGACCAATCCCAACCCCAACCCGACGTCGAGCCGGCCGTCACCCCCGAACAGCGCCTGGCCCGCAACCTCAGCCTCATCACCACCATGGGCAAACGCGCCGGCGCTGAAGGCATCTTCATCTTGCGCGGCGCCGAATTCCCAATACTCACCTACGAGCTGGGCAAAGCTGACCTGCCCCCGCTCGAAATGTCCATCGCCACCTGCCCCACCCTCATCATCATGCGCTTCCCCAATGACGGGGGTGAGCCGGGCGTGGAGCACCTTTAATGAAAAGAGCGAGGGGTTGGACCCTCGCTCGACAAGCAATCGCCGGGAAGCGATCTGCTGTTACGATCATTGTAACGGCAGGTCGCTCTCATCACAAGAGCGACCTTTTATTTTGGGAGAAATATCCTATGAATACCACAACCATCACCAACCGCCTCACCGACCTGCGCCGAGAACTCGAAATCGAGACCGGCTGTATCACACAGGAGCAGACTTACCTCTTAACCGACGTCTGCCGCGTCCTCGACCTGGACGAACAACAAACCGAACTCGTCGTCGGGCTCACCTACCAGCCCGACATCTGCCAGCCTTCCCTGCTGCGCTCCCTCAACATCGTCCCTGTTGGCGCGCAAACACCCGGAGCTTAACCATGCGCATCATACCCGACGCGGGCGCCATCCGCCCGGCAGCCCACAACAAGGCCGAAATCTATCACTTGCAGTGCCTGGCCATCCATCTCTTCAACCTGACCCAAACGCCTGTCAAGGAGTTGAAAATCCTGCAAAGCCTCAACCATCGCACACACGTCATTTTCTTCCTGCCGCATGGCCATGTGGTGCACCAGGCCCGGCCTACCGACCTGGACCCGGTAATACCGTTGACAACGCACGATTTAGGCCCACAATTCCGCCGCGCCATGCGCCCCCTGCTGAACGAAATGATCTTGTGGACGGAAAACAATACCCTGCACGATCAGCAGCAGTGGGGCCAGCGGGCCGCCAACCTGGTTGCCGGCGTCATCAACACCCTGTGGAATGCCCCGGCCAAAGACCTTCTCACCCCCATCGAGCGCGGTTTCATGATCCACTATCTTAGCCTGGCCGTGGCCGTGCCCTACACCCCACACCAGGGCCGGGCCTGGGACCTCTTCCTGCCGGAGGGTAAATAATGGCCATCCTGGAAGCATCCGCAACCCCACCCCCCACCATCATCGACGGCAAGCTCATCCCCCGGCCCAGCGCCCGCGACGAGCTGCTGGCCGCCAACCAGGTCCACAAAACCGGCTTTCGCGGCGTCGTCATCTACCGGCCCAGTCCCGGCCACAGCATCCTGCTCAACGGCGCCCGGGTAATAACCAGGGCCTCAGGCCGTAAAAATCGCCACCTCTCCTACTACCTGGTGGGCTACGACGAAATGGGCCTGCTCCTGGAAATCTTCCTGGGCCTGGTCAGCCGCGCCCGTAACGGCTTTTTTCGGCTGCGCCTGGCCCTACAGCGCGGCGTCCTGAAACTCGCTAACCGGCTGCTATCGCCCGGCCTGAGCGTTAGCCAACGCCTGGCGGTAGTCCTGTAAGGAACCACCCATGAGACGCCACAAAAGCGAAACCGAACAAACGCCCCCCCGCATCACCCACGTCCACCATGAGGCCAGCCAGGCCGCCCCCATCGTCGCCCGGTCAATCATCATTTTCGCCGCCGTCCTCCTCACATGGCCGGCAGGCGTTTTCCTCCTCGACCGCGCCGGCGTCCATCGCCCCGATGAGGTTCTAGCCCAGATCATCCTCTGGGGCCTCGGCCTGTCGTTCGCCGCCTGGCTGGCCACACACTGGCTTGAAAATTTTTTTGACCGCTGGTTTGAGCACCGCGAAATCATGGCCGACAAGCTCACCGATCAACTACACCACAAACAACTCATGCTCCGCAGCGCCGTCATGGACACGCGGAGCATGGGCGAGGAGGCGCGGCTGAGCGCCCTGGTCCTGGCCATAATGATGGAGGCGTATGACCACCTGGCCAGGAGCAAGACCCGCTACTTCCGGGGCCAGAGCCGGCCCTGGTCTCGCCGCCAGGCCGGAGCGCAAGTCCTGGCCTCCCTGGGCGAACGCGAACCGGTGGGCGAGGCCATGGCCCAAAAAGCCAAAGCCTGGCTCGAAGAGCGAGAAGTCATCATCGATGAACAGGTCAACCTGGACCGCTACCCCAACCTGGCCAGCATCCAGCGCCTGCTCCACGTCCCAACCATCATCCGCACCGACTACCTCCCCACCCCCGCCCAGAAGACTGTGGAGTGGTCAAACATCGAAACTCACTAGGCTGGGGTGGTGGGGAAGCCCGCCCCCCGGCATGGTCAGGCATGGACTCATGGCCTGGCATTATCCTGGAAAGGAATTAGAGAAGTGACTATCAAAAAGAACAACAACATCATCGGCCTGGATATAGGCTATCGCAACACCAAGGCCACGGCGGGAAAAACGTCTATTTGCTTCCCGTCCGTGGAGGGATACCCTGAAGAAATTAAGTACGAAGGAGGCATATTAAATAACGGTGCCGGCCCCAGCAGCGTCCAGAACATCAAACTCATTACAGACAAGGGGCTGCGCTTCATCGGCGATTTGGCTCTAAAACAATCCAAAATTTGGTGGACTCCACAGCAGCGAGATCGTAGCAGTAAAAGCGATATCGTGCTCAATTTGGCCCTGGCCGCCATCTCCGAGTTGGGTCTGTCCGGTGAAATCAAGATTGTTACCGGACTACCCCCTGATTGGTTCGAGGAGAATGATCGGCAGGCGTTGAGGAAAAAACTGCTTGGCGAACATGTCATCCGGCGCGAGGGTGTTACTGAAGTCAAAATAGATGTAACCGAAATAGAGGTCAAACCGCAACCATTTGGGACATTTTACCGGCAGATGCTCACTGCGGAGAACGGCAAGGTCAAGGTCAAAGACCGGAGCCTGGCAAACGTGCGCGTTGGCCTGATCGATGTTGGCGGTCACACGACTGATCTTTCGTTGAGCGACCAGATGACCTATCTCAATAACGCCAGCGGTAGCATTGAGTACGGCATGAGCGATGTCTACGATCAGATAATCAAGGCCATAAAGCGTGAATTCAGAACTACGATTGACGCTTTTGAGGCGGAGCAAGTTCTGCGCTCCGAAACCATCCGCATCCAGGGTAAACCGCACAAGATCGGCAAGCTGATTGATGCCATCCTGGACGTGGCGATAAACCCGGTACGTGATAAGGCCATCGCGTTATGGGGTGACGGCAACTTGATTGATGTGGTCCTGGGAACCGGTGGCGGAGCGCCCGACCTGCTGCCATTGCTGATGGACACCTATCCTCATCTGACCATTGTCGAGAACAGTGTTCTGGCCAACGCGCAAGGGTTTTATCTTTTTGGATCGCTCAAATGGCAATAACCAACCGGCTGGCCAAACTCATCGAGAAAGGTAACCTCACCACGTCGCTGGTTTTCCGCCAGGAGGATGTTGAGTTACTGCGCTGGATCGAGCAAGAGCGCGGCGGTATTGATTACAGCAGCTTTATCCGCCAGGTCCTGTATGAGGCTATGGAGGCTATGGTCGTTAACAATCACTCACCATCCACGAGCTTCAGCCTGGCCGATATTCAACGTGTTGTCCGCGACGAACTTGATGCCCGAGATCTGGCCGTGGTCGCACAAAGCGGTAATGGGCAAAAAAAGGAAGGTTCGCCTCTTATTGAAGAGGTTGACGAGCAACTTAAAACCCAAATACTAAATATGTTTTAGAACACAAAGAAATTAGAATTATTCTAGAATAAGGAGACAACTATGGCCAACCGAAACCGCCCCCCAAAAAACCCCTTCCTCTACCACCAGATCAGGCAATCCGGTGGCGGCACCCAGCACATCAGCGCCACCAGCCTCGAAGCCCTGGAAGGCCCCCTCCCCTTCCAGGGCGAGCTAATGCGTTGCGTCCTCTGCGACCGCAGCGAGCGTAGCGATCCCGCCGTCGAAACCCAATGGCGCGCCCTGGACATCGATGGCCTTATTTTCTACGCCTGTCCCGACGAATTCCCCCCCGACGAAACAGGCACAAAAGAGGAATTTGGCATGGCGTATCAGCTCTGCTTCGCCGCCGCCATGCTCAACAGCCTGCCCGATCCGCCTCAACACCTCCTGGACCAATTGATCGCGGCCCGGGCCATACAACCATGGAGGCAATCATGAAAACCACAACCACCAAATCCATCCCCTACTTTGAACTCGAATTCGCTGCCTTCTTCTTCTCGCCGGGAACCATCAAATTTATTTCCAACCCCAACGCCCGCCTCTACAATGACGAGCTGGTCATCATACCAGTCGCTGACCTGGAGCCGGGCAGCCCCTCGCATGAGGCCATCCGGGACAACATCTATGCCGAAGTCAACATCCCCTACCGCCTCGATGAAGCCGGCTACACCTACACCTTTCACCTGTTCAATAAGCTCAACCACATCCCCGCATTTCCTGAAGTAATACTTCTCAAAGAAATCATCGCCCGTGTCCACGCTGACTACCACCAACGCGCCGAGCCACGCGGAGCCGTAGAGATCGAGGAATGACTGATGCCTGTTGTCTCAGACAACCGTTCGGCGAGCTCACGTCGAGCCGTCCAAAGGAGTGAACCATGCCTAAAAAAAATACTGTTGGCGCGCAAACAGGCGTCACCGTACCCGTCACCGTCTCAATACCGGTCGATCTGATCGACCCCAACCCGGAGCAGCCTCGTCAAAGTTTCGACCAGGCTGGGCTACAGGAATTGGCCGGCTCAATCGCCGAGCACGGTCTGATCCAGCCCATCGTCGTCCAACCCAACGGCGACCGCTACACTCTCCACGACGGCGAGCGCCGCTGGCGCGCCCACACCCTCGCCGGCCTGGACGAAATTCCGGCCTACATCGTCCCTGCCGGCGCCGGCGCCGAGAAGTTGTTGGTGCGCGCCATCGTAGCCAATGACCAGCGCGCCGACCTCACCCCCATCGAGCGCGCCCGGGGATATCAAAAACTGGCCGATACATACGGCCTCAGCGACGCCGAAATAGCCCAGCAGGTTGGCAAATCCCGCAGCACCATAGCCAACGCCCGGCGGCTGCTAACGCTGCCGGCAGAGGTTCGCCTGCCGCTGGCGCAAGGCAAAATATCGGAGCGTCAGGCTCAGGCGTTAATACCGCTGTACAAATTGCCGGAGCAGGCGCTGAACGCGGCCCAAAAGAGCTACTATAATAAGCCCTCGGAGTTGCTTAAAAAGGCGACCCAGGGCGTTGATTCAGACGAGTTGCGAGATGATGTCCAACGGGCCATCCGCAACGCCACTCAGGATATGGCCGGCTGGCCGTTCGTTGATTTCGCCTTCGCGGAAGATGTTGTCTCAGACAACACTATCCAGGCCCCTATTTGCGCCGAATGCCCGATCCGGGTCAAGGTAGCAAAAACCTTCCGCTGTCCCGACGAGGAATGTGAGGCAACCAAGCTGGATATTTACAAACAAATGCAACTGGAAGCGGCTATGGACGCCTCCGGCCTGGCCCCACTGGACCTGGCCGATGACGAGAGTCGTTGGGAAACGGTCAAGCAACTCCATCACCAGCAGGACAGTGTGGGCCGGCGAATTTTACAGCAGGGCTGCGGGAATCTGAGGTTGGAATACATCCGCTATCCCGATGATCACCCAATTATAGATGGTTACCCGCATATAGGCTTGGCCTGCCATCATGGTAAATCAGCTGGAACCACACCAGCCGGTGGCTGCGCTTGCCTCAAAACCATTCTGACCCAGCAGTCCAAAAACGACCCGGCCAAAAAGGAAGAGGCAGCGGCCAAACGGCGGCTGGAGAAAGAGGTGGTGGCTCCGGCCGTGCAAGCCCTCATTGAGGCGCTAACCGGCGATGATCCTACCGCTGCCTTCCGGCTTTTTTTGCCCCGCATCAGCAACGTCTACCAGGACGTTGCTGATTGGGACCTGGAAAAAATATTGAACCGTCTGGCGCGGTCCATCATAACCAACAACCTGGTCTACGATTCCTACCGGGACATCCCCGGCGCGTTGAAACAGATGATTGCCTTATTCGAGGGGGCCGGCCTGGCCTGGCCCGCCGATCACGCCATCCCCAAGCTCGACAACCGCCTGGAACGCATCGGTAGTTGGGTCAAAGACCTCCGTAAAACCGCTCCAACCCCGGAGCAAATCACCGGCAACCTGTCCAACCTGGCCGAGTTGGCCAACGAGGCCCAGCAACTCCAGGATACCGGCAGCGCCGATGACCGCGCCCAACTCGCCGAACGCAAAATTTTCATCGGCATTGACGAACTCAAAACCGTGCTACTGGCACTGCGTTCGTTGGTGGAGCGTGGCAATATCGACCAGGTAGAAATCAAACACGTCTCATGGCTCATCACCGTCCCCGCCGGCGACATCAATTTCAAAAGCCACCTCCAGGAGGTTGGCAACCCAATCACCCTCGATTACACCCTGACCCTCCTGCCCCTGTTCGGCGAGACCAAAACCGCCCGCCAGGCCATCGAGGCCCGCCGGCGCAAGCTGGAGAAGGAAGCAGAAACGATAGCAGCCCAGCACCTGGCCGCCGTCAGCGAACAATTAGACATCATCGCCGCCCTGCTGAGAGAAAGAGAGGAAATCCCGCTTCTGACGCTAAGGCAACACAGGGATCGTCTCCAAGAGATTTTCACGACCCAAATCGACCTCCCCGGCCTGACCGCCAACAACTCACTGCTGCGCCGCTGGGAGGAATTAGTCGAACAGGTAGCTGACCGCCTCGAAAATTTCCAATACAAAAAGTTCAGCCTCCCGAAGGGATAATCCCATGACCCCCGAAAAAATTGAAACACTCAAAACAATGATGAGGGAATTCATCCAATTATTCGGTTGGAATGCCCTGGAAGAAATATTGGTCGCGGAGTTAGATTTTCGTCTGGTGGAGACACGTCGCACTTATCACCGTCCCGATGGGAGTGAGGTGATCATCACCGAAGGCGAGGTGCAGACCCGGCACTGCCCATACGGTTGCCAGGGCTACATGGCCCGCGCCGCCGGTCCGGAGCCGGGTTGGTACTGCGTTACGTGCGATACGTTCGAGCCGGATGACCAGGAGAAAGCGAGACCGGGATTGGATTATCACGAGGAGAATGTTTGGACGTGCTCAGTTTGCAACGCGACACACGAAGGCAAGCAGGTATACTGCGACGAGTGCGGCCAGAGTTTCGATGAGCACGGCCGACCCTGCCGTTTTTAACAACGCATGTTTGCGCGCAAACAACCCCCCTCCTCCTGTTGTCTCAGACAACAAAAGCCCCCGGCTGCCAGACCGGGGGCTTCTTCTTTCTCCCTAATCCCTAATCCCTAATCCCCCCGTTGTCTCAGACAACACCATCGGCAAATAAACGGCCCGGCCCGACCCGGTGAAATGAGCCACAACCATCGGGTACTGGTCGCTCACGTCATCAACCTCCTCGGTTGAAACGTGCAGGTCGTACAGTTCGCCGGTTGTGTGCCATTTCCACCTGTCCTCTACTATAGCCCCCAAGCCGTCTCCCAAATTCGGATGATTGTAAATATGCAATTGGCTATGCCCCGGCCTGGTTAGACTACGACCATCCGTCGGTAGTTGCATCGTACCGCCCGCCAGGTCTATCATTGTGGCATAGATGTCAGCAGTCCAGCGGAGATCGCTGTCTACCGGTTGACGCGCCATCCCTGCCGGCCAGCGCACAATGGCTGGGACCCTAACACCCTGCTCAAATACCGACCCCTTACTGGTTGGCCTGATGCGCTGGCCATCAGTGTCATAGACCGGCTGCCGCCAGAGCCAGCCAAAGTCATTGTCGCCTGATGATTCTGACCATCGGAGCGGGTTCTGCACGTCGGGATAATTGTCCTTCCAGGTCTGGTTGAGCCAATCAGGGGGCAGAGCCGCGCCCGTTGCCGGGTCAATACGTAACGGCTGGTTGGGGCCGTTGTCGGATATGACGATGATCAGTGTATTGGCCAACTCTCCTTTGAGGTCTATTTGGCGTAGAATCTCTCCGATGGCCCAGTCGATGCCATAGTAGCTATCTACCACGAAGCCCTGACCGGTGAGACCTTGGAACGTCGGAAAGTGGGGCGTGTGAGGCGCTGAAAACGCCACGTACGCGAAGAACGGGCCGTCAACCTGTCGAATCCACTCCGCTGCCGGGACGGTAAATTTTTTGGTTGTTTCCAGCCGGTCATAAAGGCTTGAACCAGGCAGCGTGGGCCAGGGGTAGGAGACATCAAAACCTGCCTCAAGCGCATCAGCCCCAGTCATGTCCTCGGTCACATGCCATTTGCCAAAATGTCCTGTGGCGTAGCCGAGGACGCTCAGATATTTCGGCAGGGTGACAATGGTCGGCTTGATCTCGCGGCCTGGGTCAGCGGCTATCATTTCAGGCGTGGGCGCTTGACCGGTCAGCAGGGCATATCGGGTCGGGATGCACCACGAAGCCACGGTGTACCAACGCTCGTAAATCGTGCCGGTGTCGGCCAATTTTTGAATGTTTGGCGTATAGTCTACAGCGGAGTTGTACGGGCTGAGGTTGCCAAAGCCGGCATCGTCCAGCAAGATGACAACCAGGTTCGGTGGCTGGGGCTGCGCCATTATTTCCGGCGCGATCGCCGCGCACATTATGATCAATGCAAGAACTATCAATCGTTTTATCACGGTACTGCCACTATCAGCTGGAATACCTGTAACTTGGTTCGATCCGAGGTTGCGCCGGAAGCCGTCCAGCCCATGCAGTAACGCCTTGAGATGAAAGATATGAACACAGTCGTAAAACTATCTTGTGTAGTTATGTAATTCCGCGCCCCCATCCGTTTCTGATTTTCATTTGCTTCAAATGGATGAAATCGAATTGCCTCGCCCGCTGCGGTGTTATCCCTAAACAACACCTGAAACCCTACTGCGCGCGCAAGTGGATCTATGCCCCCATCGACCAATTCGAAATCAAGAAAATATGCCGATGGACTACCAAACGTAGAGGTGTTTGTCTGGCTGCGAACGGTGATCACATCCGATGTTTGCCATGATCCCGGTACGCTGGCGGTCAATGCAATTTCGCCATCGTAGGCAGGCGGCCCTGCCCCGCCCGTCTCGTCATTATCGTCTATTAGGGCATAATCGCCACGTGTCGTATTGTGCAGGACCATCTTGCTAAGTTGCGTTGTATCACGCGGTTTTAATACATCTTCATTGCCGCTAGTGGTGGAGTAGCGAACAGCCGCGCCCCCAGGCAGTTCGGCAATTGTGCCTATCCAGTCAGTGCGACTAACTGCCCCTGATTGTGGTTGATATAGCGCGGTGGCAAAAGTGATCATGCGGCTGATGCTCTGCGTGAGCAATAGCGCCTGAACCGTTCCCCCACTGCCTGCCGCCAAACAGGCTGCGAAAGCCTCCGGCCTAAAACTGCTTACCGCCTGCGCCGCGCCTGCCGTTGTGCTAGTTACCAAATAATCGCCAGCAGATGGCGCGGAACCAGTATAATTTACAGTCACTCGCCCGCGAACAGCTACATAAATATCAGCATCATTTGCGCCGCCTTGCACAACAACACACCAACTAACCGGATCGTTGGCCGTTGTGGTTGTCTTATACTCACCGGCCTCATCTATGTAGCCAACATCATTGGCGCTGGCCGTCACGCCCGATGTGTTTTTGCAGATGAACGCGAAATTGGCCGCTGAAACGTCGTTGGCCGCCGTGCTGTGACCATCGTTGTCAACGCTGTGTACCACAGCAGACCCGTCCGGCTGCCAGAGCTGATGAACCTTGAACGGATTGGCCGCGCCGGTCCCCCCGACGCCAAAGACCTGGAACAGACCGTAGCCCGGGTAATAGATCACGTCTACAAAATCATCGACCGCCACCCCGGCCGGGTTGCCTTTGTAGCGCACCCGCTGCCGGTTGTGCTGGCCCGCCAGGCACTCAATCCAGCCGTTGTTGCTGGCGTATAAATCCCGGTCGGTCAGGTCAACTACCTTGCAGCCCGGAATGAACTCCGGCTGGGCAAAGAGGTCGTTCATCTCGCCGGCCAGGGCCTCGATCTGCTCCATCAACTGCGGGTTCAATTCTCCGCCTCCAGTACCAGGGTCGTCCTGGCGTTGAAGTTTGCCAGAATTTCCACCAAAATCTTATGCACCCAGAACTTCTTCGTCGTCCAGCTAATACCATCCGCCGCGCTGCTGTAGGTGATCGACAGCCGGTCCAGCAACTCCAGCAGCAGCCCCAGCCCATTGCCGATCCGGGCCGTGACCGTGTGGCTGCGGTTCTCGAAGCGGTACATCCGCTCCGCAACGGCGTCCATTTCCGCGTCGCTCGAAGCGATATAGCCGCCCCGGATCTCCACCGGCCCGGCTGTGGGGTCGGTTGGATAGATGCCGGTGATCTGCGTCCCCGAGGGCGTCGCGCCCTGGAGCTTGATCTGGCCCACTCTCTCCGCGTTGCGGGTGGTGATGTCCAGCGGTTGCAGCAGTAGCTCGTCATCCAGGGTCAGCACCGAGGCCGGCAGCGAGCCGCCAAACATCGGATGCCGGGTGAAGTTCAGCAGGTTGCGCTTGTCAACAAATAGATAGTACAGGTCAATGTTGGCGATCTCCTTCAGCCGGCTCCAGAAATTGCCGTCCTTCATCTCGTATTCATCAATAGCCGAACTGTTGGCGCTGTCGATGTTGAGCTGCATGAAACCTTCCGGCCAGACGCCCTGCACCAGGTTACAGTGCCCATACTGGCCGGAGATGCCCAAAACATGCTCAACGATATCGGCGTACGTCTGGTCAATGATCTGGTGGTCGTTCGCCGGCGAGGAGGCCACATGCCGGAAGAAAATGCCCTGTACCCGGCCCGACTTCATAATCTGGTGCGCGGTGAAGCCGGAGAAGGGGGCAACGCTGGTCTGGAAAGTCTTTTGCCATGCCTCCGGCAGGAGGTGACCGCTCAAGCCGGGCCGGGGCTGCGCCTCCCAGCCGCCGCCTATATATAGATCAAACCAGGCATCCAGCCCCTTGTAGAAGTCCAGCTTGTCCGCATCCCCAAACACCTGGCCGCTGATGCGCCAGCCGCCATCCTCCACATCGGCCTCGATCCGGCCCAGAACATCTACGTCGCTCACAGGCTCACCTCGATGGCGTTGATTATGCCGGCGCCATAGGTATATTCAACGTGCAATTTAGGCCGGTCGGCGTGGTTGTAGGCTTGAAACCGTCTGAGGATCCCTTCCCCAGCAGAAACATAATCGATTAGAAACTGCATGGCGTTGCTGCTGGCCCAGCCCCCCCGATCCACGATCTCCTGGATGACCGCGCTGAGGTCGGGTGTGTTCACCGGCGTACCAGAGGTTAACGCGCCCACAACCCAGGTTTCCGAGGCGGTGGTGCGCGTTTTGCCGTTGAAGTCTGTGGCGTCGGTGGGCGCGACCGCGTCGTCTACATCCTCGGCTGAGATATCGACGGTGACCGTGCCGGTGGGATAGTCGCTGTCAGGGGTGAACGTCACATAGGCGGTGGTAATCGCCACGCCTGGCGGTATGGCGACGGATGGAAACCTGACCCAGATCGAGAAATTCTGGCTCAGGTTGGCGATTAAAACCTGAGCGCCGGTATTGTTATAAGCGCCGCCCGAATCGACGTACCCATCATCAGCATGAGCCTCCGTTTGGCCGTCAAACTCGTCAGGGACGGCCGGGCTGACATCCTCGAAGCTGACGCCGTAATTATGTGTGTACTCAACCTCGCCCGCCGCCTGGCCGGCCAGCAGCAGCTCCGCCCCGGCGGTGGGATGCCGGGCCGCCCGCCTGAGCGTCACCGGCGCGTCCCCCAGCTTGACCCAGGTCGGCGTTCCGATCACGCTGGAGCGATAGATGTCATTATCGGCGAAAGCCGCTATCAGGTCATCGCTCCGGAGCGGGGCGGGCAGCAGGGCAATGGCCATCTTCGTCGAGGCCCAGCCGCCGTCTGAGATGTCGGAAAAATTATCGCCGCCGTCATCGGATAGCTGAACCTGGATGTCGTTTCCGTCGCGGCCAAACAGGAATGGCCAGCCATCCACGCCCGGCTTGACTGCCGGCAGCAGCCCCCGGTCCAGGCTGTCAATCTCCGCGTCCGTCGCCGAGCCAAATTCCGGGATCGTCGCATCCTCGGCCAGCGTGTCCAGCAGATACCTGTAGAGTTGGAAAACGCCGTTTTTCAGGCCGGTCACATAGAGCCGGTCGATGTCGGCGGCCAGGCCCAGAACGCGGAAGGTGTCAGAGAAGATTTGTGTGTCATCGTCTCTGACAAAAAACTCGTCGATGTACCAGGTCCCGCTTGGCGAGCCGCCGCTGACCAGGTTGTAGATTGCAAAGTTCCCCAAATCCCAATTGTTGTAGTTATCATAATTGTCCAACCCTGTGAGTGAAACGTACTCTGTGTTGTTGACGTACACGTAAGCCGCGCCGTCTGAAGCAACGTCACTAGAGGCGCGCAAAATCCTGGCCTCAATTGTGACCTCTACAGCTGGTACGGTCGCTGTTGATGTAGCTGATTGAACCGATGTGTCGTCCTCTTCGGATTCGATGTGGATTTTATAAAAGCCGCTATCCTCTTTAAGGTAAATTTTAAGAAGGTCGTTCCAGGTCAGGGCCATAATCAGCGCGGTTGTGCCGGCTGATAGCGCTAATGTGTTACGGTCAAACCGGGCGGCAAATCGAAGCGCGTCAAGGGCCACACCAGGATCCGCAGACCATGTTGCAAATGATGCGGAAAGCGCCGGCGTGGCCTCCACGCCAAAAGCGGACCCGCCCAGCGCCGCCCCGGCGCTGGTGGCGATCCCTGACCCGATTTTGGAGTCCCACTCGCTGAAATCGTCGCTGTCGTGGGTGATGTGTACTAATTCCGCCATTACCCTGCCCATCCCGTGCTAATCTGCGTCCATGTCACCGCCTGGCCGGTGTCCGTCCGCATCGCAGCGAAGTCCTCAGTGTGCCAGGCCCAGGAGCGATAGGCGCTTCCATTGAGCCAGGTCCCGGCCACAAAGAGCTTGTCGCCGGCGAAACGCAGCGCCTTGAACGCCACATCGTCGATGGTCGGGGCCGGGCTATCGCCCCACTGGTTTGATACGCCGGCCGGGTTTTTCTGCGCCCAGCTCCCCCCGCCGTCATTGGAAACATAGACCCCGCCGTCCGTGGCAATCCACAGCGTTTTTGATCCCTGGGCCAGGTTCTGGGTGGCCGGGTCAATCGTCAAATCATTGACCCCCAGCGCATCACCGGACAAGCCATTATTCTTGGCCGTCCAGCTCTGGCCGCCGTCATCGGTGAAAAAAACGCCGTTTGAGGTACCGATGAAGAACGCTTCAGCCGGCTCAACGACCCGCTGAATAACCCGCGCCGGCGACGATTTTTGACCGGTGCCATCGGTCACCACCAGCGTCACCTCGTACTCGCCGGCAGCGGCCCAGCTCACCGTGCCGTTGCTCGACGTTGACGATGACGGCGTGCCGTCCTCAAAGGTGAAGGCGTATGAAGCGATGCTCCCATCCGGGTCGTAACTGTCCTGGCCATCAAAGGTCACATTATCGCCCGGGAACGATGGATTAGGGGTCATCTCCAGCACGGCCACCGGCTGCTTGCCCTCGACAACCCCCATCTCATTCGGGTCTGTACAGCAAAAAAATCGGGGCGTAAAGACCGTCCCCAGCCGGGTGTTGAACCGCCAGGCCGTTGCCTGTTTTAATTTTGCCACCAGTTCAGCCGAAAACGGCTCAGTCGCCATCTTACTCCCTACTGATCAGTATTCAGTATTCAGTATTCAGTATTCAGTGTTCACTGATTACTGGTTACTGATCACTGATCACTGGTTACTGATCACTGATTACTGATCACTGATCACTGAACTACCACCCATATCTCCATCATCACCCCGCCCACGGTCCGGTCATCGCCGGCCTCGTAGGTCTTGATCTGCCTGGCCACGGCCCCGGATGAATAAATCACATTGTTCCCCGTGGGCCGGTCGCCGGGGGCGAACGCCTGGATGCTGGTCAGGACCTGGTTTTGGAAGTCGGTCCAGTTAAAATCGGCCTGGCCGGCCAGCGGGGGCGCGTGGATGGTGAATAGCCGGTACGTCCCCAGGGCGTCCGTGGCGTTTAGTTTTTGGTCGATCAGATTGTCGTCCCATTTGGCCCGGGCCGGCTGCGGGTCAAGGGTCACCCCGTTGATCTTAATCGTCGCCATTATTTTTTCTTGTCCCGTAGCCGCTGGCGGAGCATCTGTACAACCAGGGCGATCACGTCCTCCACCGGGTCGCCGTTGCTCACCGACGTGGCGCTCACCCCATCGACATTGACCGTGATGCTCGACCCGCCGCCGCTACTCGCCGCGCCCGCCCCGGCCACCGCCGGCAGCGCCTGCATGCCGTTGAAGCCGAACGCCTGGTCCAGCGACGGTAAATCACTCAGCCCTCTTTTGATAAACTGCAAAGCTGTATAAAGTGGTGGCGGTGAATGCATCTGTAAAAAGTCGGGTACTTTCAGACCATCCAGCTTATCGCCCAACTTATCGAACCAACCCAGCACGCCCTCGATGGCCCCGCCGATCCCCGTGATTGCCTCAGATGCCAGAAAGACCCAGCCAGACAGTAGCTCCATGCCGATGGCGAAGGCTTGAACCGTGGTCGTAATCAAGCCCAAAGATTTTTCAAAAACCAAGATCAGGAAATCCACCCCCGTGAATTCGTCGCCGGTGTGGCCCAGCGACGTAGCGATCCGGTTCAGGGCATCGTCGATCAAGATCATGGCGTCGCCCAGAGTCCCTTGCAGATCGCCGGCGAACTTGATCACCACCTCGCTGCCCCGCGTCATCAATTCCTGGAAATCCTCCGATTGCACAATCGACCCCAGCAGGCCTCGCTTAAGGGCCTCCAGGGCGTTTTCCATGCCGCCGCCGGCTGCCTCCCCGGCCGCGTCCGCCGCCCCCTCGAAATCGTGCAGCTTCGCCACAGCCGGATCGAGTGAGAGAATCACCTGCGCCCCCAAATCCTCCCACTTGGTACCGAAGAGGGCCACCCCGATCTCATTTTGCAGTACCTTGTCATCGACCTGTTGCAGCATCCGGATGACCTGGCTCATGGCATCCCGGCCCGTAATTGAGCCATCGGCCAGGCCGGCCAGCATCTCGCCGGCCGGCGTCTTGATCCCTTCCAACTGACTTTTCAAGCCCGCCATCGAGGTTTTGAGTTGTTCATTTTCCTGGGTCAGGTTGTTGAAGTCGGTTTCCAGCGGGGCCAGGATGCCCGTCTCTGTGGCCAGCGCGCTCTCGATGCCGGCAATCTCATTTCGCTTCTGGGCTATGGCATCAAGGGCCTGGCCGTAGGATACTACCGGCTCCAGCCCCTGGGTCGCTGCCTTCTCGATATTGCGCAACTGCTCATCAAAGATCAGGTCCCGCTCCAGCGAAACCTTGTCGAGCTGCTTGTTGATCTCATCCAGGACCTTTTCCGTTTCCTCGTAGGCGTCGGTCTCCGGCACTAGGTCCAGCAGGGCCAGCTCCGCCCGTTTGGCCCGCTGCTCCAGGTCGAACAACGTATCATCGAACTCTTCCATGCCCGCCAAATTCGGGCGCGACAATTTGTCCAATTCCCGCCTGGCTTCGTCCAACTGGCGTTGCAGCTCGCCGACAACCGCCCGTTGTGCTTTGTAGGCTCCCTCAGAACTCTTCAGGGCCGTCTCGTTTGCGGCCAGGGCCGCCTCGACCTGGCCCAATTCACTGGTCAGGGTCTCGAATTCTAAGCTCCCCTGGCCCACGGCGTCGAACAAATCAGTCAGCGCATCCCTGGTCAGATCGCTGCCGTCGATGATCCGGATGACGAACTCCTTGACCGCATCGGCCACCACGTCGAAGTTACGCGCCCCGGCCCCGACCCCCGCCTCCAGGATGCCGAACATCTCTTCGGCGCTGAAGCCGGCCTGAGCGAAGACGGTGCTGTACTCGTTGACCGTATCGGCCAGGTCGCCGGCGGGGTCGCCCACATTCTGGATCGTCTTGGCCATCATATCGAAGACCTGGTCGCTCTCGATCCCGAATGACTCAACCGCCGATCTGACCGCCCGTAGCGACTCCGGGATTTCCACGCCGAATACGTCGCGCATGATCAGCGCTTTGGTGGCGCTATTCTCCAGCACGTCGCCCGTCTCGCCCAGGACCTGGTTGGTCTGGATGACGGCGTCGGCTGCATCGGAGATGCTGTCCCCCCAGTTGTTTTTCCAGATATCGACGGCCGTATCCCCCAGCGCTTCCAGGTCCCGCCCGGTCGCCCCGGTCCTGGCCTCGATGTCGCGCATGGCCTGGCCGTAGTCCTTGGCCGTGTCCAGGATCGCCTTGCCGACCGCCATGATAGCGTTCTTCAGAAAATCCAGGACGGCGAGCACGCCCAGCCCGGCCGTGATTGCCCCCAGGAAGCCCAGGAACGCGCCCCTGGCGTTATCGATCCCGATTTCGATCCCGCCCAGGCCCTTGCGCCCGCTCTGGCCGACCCCATCCAGGCCCTCTGATACCTCGTCAGCCGTATCGGCCAGCCCTTCCATTTTCTTGCCGGCCTTCTCGACCTGATCGACGCCGCGCTTCAGGCCCTTCTCAAGGTCTTTGGTATTGGTTCCAATTTTGACGATCAGGCTACCGATTGTCGCCACGATTATCCACTCCGCCGAACGCCGCGTTCAGCATCTCTACCATGCTCAACTGCGTTTCCCAGTCCTGCTCTTTCAGGCCCGGCCCAAATTCCGGCATGAATTCAGCCGGCTTAAATGGCCGCGACCGCTTCTTGCGGTCTCGGTGGATGTTGGCCATTGTCGCCGCCAGGATGCTCATCTGCACGTCGCCGCGCAGTTCGCCCAGCGGCTCCAGCCGGTAGTAGGCCATCCACTCCGACAGCTCCTTGCTGCCCATCCGGGCCAGCATCTCCCGCACCGTCATACCCAGATCGCGGGCTAGTCGGAAGTAGAATCGTCTTTCGGGCCTTCGGTAAAATTTTCCGTCAGCTCGTCAATGTCTTCGTCGCGCATCCCGGCCAGGCGCATCGCCGCGTCGAACACGCGATCCAGGGCCGCCGCGCTCTTTTTGCCCAGGGTCTCTATATCGGATGGCCGGAAGATGGCCTTACCTTTCTCATCGACCATGGCCATGGCCGCCATCCGCGCCCGGATATTGCGCAGGTTTCGCACCCGCTTCTTGCCCCGCTGTTCGCCGGCGATGTACGCCTCAAACGCATCCCGCTCCGCCCCGGCCAGGGCCTTCACTCGCACCGTACCGCCCCACTCGGGGACAGACACATCCTCATAGACCAGGTCATCCACCTGCAAAATCGCGTCTCGACTCAATAGAGTCATCGTCTCTTACCTCCATAGTTGATTACTCAATTAGGTCAACGTTGGCTGCCCGGTGATCGCAAACGTCACCGTCTGGCGCAGCTCCTCCTCCTGCTCGACCATCGTCCCAATCTTTTTGACGTAGGCTTCAAACGTCCAGGTCGTCGAGTTGGTATCCGGGAAGATAATCTTATAGGCTAATTTGGTCTCATTCAGCAGGGCGTGCATCAGGCCCCCGGCGCTGTTAGCGTGGGTGGCGTTGGCCGGGTCATAGCCCAGCTCGATGTCGATATCGTCCACGTTCCTTCGCCCGCTGGGAAATACCTCGCGGAAGCCGGCCGTGCTGGAATGGTGGGTCACATCGGCCAAAATCTGCTCGATGGCCCAATCTCCAACCGACTTGACCTGGGCAATGGTGGTATAGCTTGGCGTGCTGGCCAGGGCCCCATCGCCGATCTGAAACTGCGTTCCGAATGCTTTTTCGTAAGTCATTTGTCACTCCTTATAATTCACGCGAAAGTCCAGGCTGACACGGTATACCTCCGCCTGGCTGCCAAACTCATCGATCTCATTCAAAAAAAAGATGCCGGTGATCTCCACCCCGGCCGCCGTCCCAACGAAGCCGTTGATCTCCCGGCGCAGGGTTTTGGCCAAAATCTTCGTGACGCCGTAGCTGGCCGCGTAACAGTCAAACTGCACCCGGGGAAAACCCATATCGGCCGGCCCGTCGTGGGCCATTGGCCAGCGGGCGGACACAAGCTGGTAGACCATGGCCGGGTAGACCGGGTTCTGGGGCAGCCTCAGCGGGTACAGGCGCGTACCGATTATGTCCCCAATCAACGGCCTGCCCGTCACCAGCGTGTATAGCGCCTCCTCAATCGTGGCCATAGTCCCTCACAACTTCATTTTTTGCTTGAAAGCTTGCGCCACTTCAGCGATAGCTCGGTCGATGTTTTCATCAAAGGCCGGCCGCATAAACGGCCGCGCCGTTATTCCTGGAACCCGCGCCGAGGAGCGGTATGTGTTCTCATCGATTTTGAGCGCCTTGGCCCCCCCCGAACGTCCGGTCGTGGTTACCTCATAGGACTGCGTGCCAAACTCCAAAAATAGCGCATAAAAGCTGTCAACTTGCGCCCCTGGTTTCGGCCCTACGCCAACCACAACATGGCCCTTCTTGCGCTCTAAAACCTCCTTGGAGATGCTTCTCTTTAAGCGGCCGGTTCTAACCGGGGTGCGTTTGACCACCGCCTGGCGGATGATTTCGGACACCTCAAGCGTGATCTCCTCCAGATTATCATCAGCCTTGATCCCAAACTTGTTCAGCTCCCGCAGAATATCTTTCGTCCCTACAACCGTCTGTTTGCTGATACCTCTGCCTCTACCCCTTTTAGCCATCCGGCAGCTCCTCGCACAGCAAATGAGTTTCTCTACGCCGCGTCATCACATCCGCCACATAGAGAATATTGAAAACCCGCGAGTCGAAAACCACCCGCATCTTGTGGGTAATCCCGGCCCGGTAGCGAATCCGGATCAACGTGTCCGCCTCCGCCAGGAACTGCGCTCCCTCGCCCACAAACGGCTCCCGGCCGGTCCTCGGCTCCACCGCCCCCCAGACCGTGGCCACCGGCGACCAGGGGGCCGGGATCGCCTCGCCAAATGCATCCTGCGCCTCGGTTGGCTCCTCGATGCGCACCCGATGCCGTAGCTGGCCCGCTCTCATGGGAAGTTCCTATCCATCCAGATCAGCGACTCGACCGCCATGGGAATATCGCGCACAATCGTGCCGCTCACCGTCCCCTCCCGGTTCTCGTACCAGTGACCGCACAGCAGCTTCAGCGCCCGTTTGACATTACCGGGTACATCATCCGCCGCGTCCCCATAGCCGGCCACAAAGGTGATCTGGATGGGGTTGGCCGGGTATAGGGTCAGGCTGGGCCAGGTCTCGCCATAGGCCAGCACAATCCGGCCCGGCTCGCTGTCGGT